TAGCAACCAAAGTGTATAAGTCAGGATTGTCTGGTACTCCTAGCAGTTGTGTGCTGGGGAAAGTTACACGAACTTGGCTTTGATCCACAAATCCATCAGATTCTGTCACTGTACCATAAATTTGCCAAGACAAGTCTTGCCCCAATGGGACCGATGTATTGTACTTGGGGTTGATTTTTAATATTTTAATTGTATCAGTGATACTCAATCCTGTCAAGGAATCATATACTGTTACATTTGGATCAAAATAGAAATTGGTTTCGCTGGCACTGCTGAAAGTATAATCAATTACTTTGTACTGCACGTTGTACAGTCCTTGACTATAGGTAAATTTCAGCATCCATGTGTTGTCTGTTAGAATGTTACTGGGCAAAATGTTGGTCCAAGCACCCAGGGTGCCGTCGCCATTGATTACAGTTTGATCAAATTTCAATCCAAAATTAACTTTGGTTTGTACTTGACTAACAATTGTGGTTACCAAATTTGCACTGAATCCGGTGGTATATGTGGGAATAATTGCAGCATTGCCCTGTAACCCAACATCACCGAGAACAGCACCAGAGGGTACTACTGTGCCCAAGGTAACCAAAGACGGAGTACTTACACTGGTCTGTGGCACAATGCCAGTGACTGCAGCATAGAATGAAATGGTATCTCCGGCGGCCACAGGAGTTCCTGCTTGTAACACGTGCTGACTATTAAAATAATGTCCTGCAGGTGCACTGAACTGTAACAATGCTCCTGTGTTGATGTAATACAAGTTGCCTAAGTTGCCGCTGACACTAACTCCCACTGGCAATGTGTTGCCAGACAACTGCAGGTAACCTGAGCTGGTTGAAGTTGAGCTGGTATATTGTGCAAATGTCACATTGGCTGATCCTGCTGAAGATACATTGTATCTTGGGAATGTGCCGTAAAAATAATTTTTTACTTCGGTTGATTGCACAATTGGAATAATATCGTTGTAGATGGCTGAATAGATGTCATTGGTTGTTAAAAAACTAAATGTAGTAGACTTGATAGTGTTGTTGGCAGATATTGTGCCATCATCTCCAAAAATATTTGTACTGGAATAACTACCAGTGGGATCGATGGCATCCAAGTACAGGCTAACACCACTGCTGCTACGATTTAGAGCTTTGACTTTTTGTATACTGGTAAAATTGGTCAAGGGGAAGATATTGTAATCTTCCGCGGTGATCATACGATTTTGTGTATAGTAATTTTGTGGGGCAAGAGTTTTGATGCTGCTGGTACTAGGAGCAGCATTGGCACTGGTCACAGTGTATTTCAAACTGGCAGTGACTGTCAATGTTTCCAATATATTGTTTTTGCTCACATAGGTGAATGCAATTACCACTGATGCTAGATCATCTGGCCCTACCGAGTATGTTTGCCCATTGGCCGTTCTAAAAAAGAAACTGAATGCACCTTGGGGAATGTTACTAAAACTTCCGTCACCAAACACAATGTTCACTTGATCATTGTTGAGACTATTGACTTGATAAAGATTTTTATCTGTGCTATTATTGTAGATCACATTGATGCCAGGCAGTGCAGGCACTTGTGTCCATAGGGTAGTAGGATTTCCGTTGACGTCCAGTGCATATAACCATTGATCTGTGTTGGTGATGTTGTTTGTGGTCACTGGCACATAGTTGTTGGGGATAGCATTGGTGATGTTGAAATTTGTAACGTTCAGCGTTCCTTGTTTAAAAAACAAGAAAAATCCAGTATTGTTACTGCCATTGCCGTTGTTGTCGTTTTGATACAGAATATTAAATGCACCCAACTTGGTAGGATCATCTTCATAAATGTAATTTTGTCCTGCAGTGGTAGCACTAACAGCTTCAAATCCAATTGGAGTACCTTGCACATTCACAGTAAAAGGAGCCACTGGCAAAATTGTGGGATTCAGATTGATAGTATATTCATCAGTCTGAATATTGTTGATCAATTTGCTATTGCCAGGTTTGCCAATCTGTTCTTCGCTCACCAATGCTGCATTGACAATGGCAGTGAATTGCTCTAACCAATTGTCATTGGTAATATCATTCCAATTCACCGTAGAATTGGCTAGATTGTTGTTGTTGCTGTCGTATACAGATTCTGTAGTACGAATACTGTCAATTTTTAATAATCCTTGCGCAGCCACATTTCTGCTGGGATTGTAACTCAACATACGAGCCAGCTTCAATATACTGTCACGGCGTTGTGCAGTATCAATAAAATTTTCACGTGCATTTAAATCAGTACGAAATGCCAGGCTTTGACCCAAAAAAGCAATCATGTCAATGATTGCCAAATACTCTGAACTCTCTAAAAAATCGTTAAAAGTTTCTGGGTAAAAGGTCTGCAAATAGTTGATCATACTATTGCGCAGAGTTTGGAAATCGTAACTAGTAAAGTCGGCGTTGGTAAACGCTTGATAGACCTTGGTCCAATCTTGGTTTACTAATAGACTTGATTGACGTGTGGTTTGTGCCATATTTTTTACCTATATAGAGTATTTATTTAGGATATAATATGGCCAGTTAATTAGCGGATTATCCGATCAAGGCACCTGTTATGGGATTGCTTGCACCTGTAGTTAGTGTTTGACTGTTGCGATCAAAGTTCAATATTATAGTTGCAGTTTGATCTGTGGGCACATAGTTGATGTTCATCTGTATGAGAAACCCATTGTTTTGTTGAGTCACATTAATCTGTGTCACTGCCAGTCTAGGATCGTAATTGACTATTTTGTTGATGTCGGACGTGATTATGGCTTGAGTTGTGTCATCCAGTGGCTCAAACAAGGTTGCCCAAATATCACTGCCAAAATTTGGTTGCATCAACTTTTCACCTTTTTTGATACTGAAGTAATTGATAAGATCTTGTTGCGCCAACTCAAAATCCGTAAGAGTATATGTCTTGTAATTTTGTAGTGTACTGAATCCGCGGTATGTGCTCATAATAGTATTTATTGACTTAAAATCACCACTGCATAGCGGCCACTCACATAAGAATCAACTCCGTTGCCAACTGCATGATATCTCCAGGCCCAGGCGCCCGATCCCGACGGGTACTGATATCCAGGCTGGTCGCCTGTTCCCAATTGCCAGGCCACATACATCATGCCAGCAATGATATCTGCAGTATCATTTTCTTTAAGTGCCCCATTTTGGCTCAATGCCAAATTTATATCAAACAATATCTGATATGCCAAGTGATCCTGAGCAGATTGGTTATTTAAAAAGTCTGTGTAATTGGTTATGTTGTACACATAGTTTCCATTGCCGTTGGATCGCGGAATTACATTTTGTTGCCAACAATGTCGGTAATATATGCAATCTGTACCATAGTATTTGTTAGATCCTGCGGCCAATATTCCGTAATTTTCCAGCAGCACAGTTGATATTTGATAGCGTCCAAGTTGATTATTGGTGCCAATTAATTCTGTATTCCATCCACTACTGTTGTATCCAATTTGTGCTACAAGATTTGTAGTTTGTATATCAGTTAAAACATAGTTAGATGCCCACTGCGGATGTACTTGAGGTGCAGTTGGTAGTCCTAACCAGGACACTGGCAAGGGAGTTTGCGGTGCTACACCAACGGTGCTTTGTAATCCAGGATCTAGTGTGGTCATGATTTAGGTACTATTGATGGTACTGAGGGCAATGAATTTGTTACGGCGGCAGTTGCTGAATTTATAGTAGATGCGGCAGTCGCTGTTAAAGATGAAGTTACTCCACCTAATAGTACTCCTGCTGCCAAACCAGCTAGTCCACCGCCTGCAGGCTTGGGTCTTGACTTGCCATCAGAACCAACCCAGGGTTCGTGTGCAGGTGCTACGGATACTGTGGTTAACAAACTGCTACCAACACTTTGCCAATTGGATCCATTTAATACAGTATCTTGTAATGTGTTCGGGACAGGTGGAATAAATGTGGTAGGAATTTTAGGCACAGGAATTGCCGGAACGCAGTTTAATCCCACAATGCCGCCGGATATTTGTGTTGATGTAGATCCAGAAATTACCACTGCAGCAGATGTTAACACAGTGCTTGCCTGTCCTCCTAAGTTCACTGCTCCAGCACTGGACACATTTACTGCAACCGGAGCTGCTATACTCAATGCGGCTGCTGAAGAAAAATCAGCAGCCAGGGCTGCACCCACAGACATTTTGCCCATGCTCTTTATGTTGATGGTAGGTATGATTCCCAATGCACCTAGTGCACTGGGTGGCAGTTTGGTTGATGGCAAGGCATTGATTGCTATATGCGGACTGTCTAACGTGATACTGGCATCGCTATGCATGTTTATAGGACCTTCACTGCGCATGTTGATGCCAGCAGCTCCAAATACATTTATACTGCCATCTGCGCTGAATTCCATCCACTGGGCGCCGGATGCACCAGCAATGTACAATACATTTTCTGTATCGTTCATTAAAATTTGATGGCCACCAGCGGTACGCAATCTTATCAATTGATCTGTGCCTTCAGCATCAGTGCCTGATCCGTCTGCACCATCGTCCATAACAAAACTGTGTCCACCTTTGCGAAAATACACTGCCTGATCTTGTACAGAATCTTGTGATTTGTTGCCCAGTGCACGACCCGGAGTACTGATGCCATACACATTGCTAGGCGATTCACGCAGACTACTTGAACTTATGGCTCCACGTATACGATCTTGATCTAGTCCTTGATTGATCAGTATGGCAGATTGATATTCGTGCGGATATCTAGGAGTTGTACTGAATCCATCAGTGAATGCCTGAGGATCTGCAATATCATATTCTACCACTGGCATGTTGTGGATATTGGATTTGTTTAATTTGCCGCTCAAACCATCGCTGTCAGGAGGCGTAGCGGTATTTGATCCTATGTTTCTTGCCAAGCCCGGAACCATATGATGACTGGGACTGTTGTACACACAACCAAACCAATAACCACGATCTATTTGCCCGCCAACAAATGTTACCAATACTGTGTTGCCAATGTCTGGAGGCACAAACCACATGCCATAACTTTGTCCTGCTGTCTGTGGGGTGTTGGGAGCATCTCCTGTGATTGCATTATAGGTTACTCCATAAAAAGGACTGGCATAACTGACTACTATTTGATTTGATTTTTCGCTGTCACCGTCGCCTTCGTTGGCAGAGTCATATGGCGTTACCCCAGCACCCCAATCAGGAATAGTCACAATCAGTTGGCCCATTCTGCTGCCTTTGACATGCCCTTGTACTATGGCTTCGTAAGGCCCAGGGTCTATATTGAAACCTGACGATTTATCCGCAGTGGCTCCTTGTCCAGGGCCTGTTTTTCTATATGCGGTTGAATCTCCCATTGTTGATTATCCTTTGTGTTTGATTTTAGTAGTGAAATGTAATGGGCCCAGTACCGGGTCTTCCTTGAGTGGCATTGCTAGCTGGTTGGTTAGCAGGAGGAACATTTGGTGTACTATTAGTTGCATTTGCACCATTGATATTGTTGGTGCTGCCATTGGTATTGGTACCGCCTGTGGTGGTTATATTTTGTGCACCTTGACTGTAATATGCGTTGGTAAGATCCACATTTATGTATCGTTTTAATGTCAACACCTGAGTGAATTTGCCATTTTTAAATGTATTTTTTATACCAAGAATAAAATATTGTCCACTAAATTTACTGGGACGACTACCAGCCTGCGGGTATACCAACCCGGCATTTCCACCGTACTGTGCACCCACATCCAAATCAATGTCAATGGGAGTGTTGAGATTCAACGTGACTGCTACATCGCCAACATCTGTTCTTACATGACCATAACTTTGATAAAAATCATACTGTGATACTGTAGACCAATTGGTATAGTCATTATTGATGCCAGGATCCTGCACATACAACCAATCATCTTGTTTTATCAGTGTAGGGTCACCATTGATTTCTAAAGTAACACTGAGATTATCTCCTAGTTGTTGACTATATATGGAACTTAAAAGGTCCATACCTTTTTGTGCGTCTGGATCTCCAGCAATGCCGCCGCCCGCTGTCAAATTGGAATTGGCCACAACATATTTGTACTGCGCAGGAGTTATGTTTGGAGTACTGGAAAAAACATTGTATCCCAATGACAATATTGAAGGAACAATTGTAGTTGTACCTTGATCTGCCAATGGTGTGTCTGCTGAAGAATTCAAATTTGGAGTTGACCCAGCTATGGCATCTGTATAGCCCAAGACTGCATTGTAGTATGTCATGTCAAAGTTAACTTTGAAATCAATTACATCAATGTTTTTTCCTGTATAAAGATAATCATAACGTTTGATACTGAGCAGACTGGTGTCAGGCAGAACACCAGCCCAAGGACTTTCACCTTTATAACTCACATACGGGCCAATATAATAT